CTTTGCTTGGTTTCTATCAGCAGCACATCCATATACTTGAGCTCCTTCTTCAAAGTCACCACAAGTAAGTAAAAGAGCAACCGCTGCTGCAAGTTCACTCTTTCCTTGTTTCTTTGGTATTTCGATGTATGCTGTATTAAACTGTCTATATCCGTTTTGTTTTAGAATTCCAAATACATCCCTTATTATTTGTTCTTGCCAGTCTATTAACTCAAAAGGTTTTCCATGCCATATTCCGTCTGTATGCTTTAAACATTGAATGAAATTGACGGCATGGTCTGCCATTTCTTTGTTATACTTGGAAGTCTTGGCTTTGAACTTTGTGGGCCTATAATGTTTAAGTTTTCTCAATGCCTCCACCTCCATATTGAGCAAATAAAAAGCCACTTACTTAAGTGACTCTTATCATTACAGGCTTTTTATGTTATTTGCCTGTTAATATGAAATGTGTGTATTCTGCTTTGTTTGCTATCAAATACTCAACTAGTTCATAGAAATCGAGTTCATATGCAATTCTTTGAACCATAGCAATATCAAACATATTTGTTCGACCCGTATCTCTTATTTTGAGAATTTGTTCTTTGATTTTATCAGTCATAGGTGTCAAGCTTTCTAAAATGATCAAGTTCTGGTAGTAGATTCAAACTGCTACCATTATCCCATCTTACCAAAAGAGATCCAATGTCATCTACACCAATAACTGTGCCAAGTGTTCCTGGTGGTGGTGATTGTATGTCATCCATTTTAACTAACTTAATTCTAGTACCAACTGGATATTTTGCTTTAAGTTTTTGTAATTGTATTTCGTTTATCATCATTTTAATTCACCTTTTTGATATTTTTCAGTATTTGGAAAATATAAATCTTTAGTGATTAGTGCTAATGGAATGTATGCTACATATCTTCCATAACTTGACCCTTCAGAATTAATCAAGAAACCATAATCCTTATTAGTACATTTTAGTAAAATACACTTTGTGATATTTTGCTTGAAATCGTAATACATCAAATCACTGTTTTTATCAATAAAATCATGATCATCTAGTGGATTATTGATAAATTTTGAAAAGCTAACCTCATCCACAATAATTTCTTTCATAATGATAAATTCATCAGATGGCAACATTTCTTCTGGAGTAGGTTTTCTAATAAAGTTTACTTTCATAAAACTTCACCATCCTTGCCAATGAATTTAATTTGTTGTATTGTTCCATTCTTGAATAAACCTATTGCATAGGTAATGGATTCAATTTCTGTCCAATGTAGTGATTCCATGTAATACTTGATAAGATACTCCATACCAGAAATTCTAGTGTCTGTTTTTTCACACATTTCTTTTAATTCTCGTTTCAGCTCTTCTACTGTTTTTACTGCCATATTTCTAACCTCCTTTATGGGTACTATATATATCACTCAAAAAGGGTTAATTATCAAGTTATTTATTAATATTTATTTTGCATGGTCAGGATTAGATTCAACTTTTTTTACTATTTCATTGTAAAGAGTTTTCTTACCTTCTCTGATGCAATAAACATTATCATTATCTTTTGTATTGTCTACATATCGCCTTAGGATAACTGATGCATATTTTTCATCAAGTTCCATTGTATAACATATTCTATTGGAAAACTCACAAGCCATTAATGTTGAACCACTTCCTCCAAATGTATCTAATACAATAGCATTTTCTTGACTTGAATTTTGTAATGGATAAGATAATAAATCTAATGGTTTACTTGTCGGATGATTTTCATTTCTTTTTGGCTTTTTGAAATTCCATATCGTAGTTTGTTTACGATTAGAATACCATGAATGTTTTCCATTTTGTAAGAAACCATAAAGAATGGGCTCGTGTTGCCATTGATAGTCGGATCTTCCAAGTACAAGTGAGTCTTTAACCCAAATGCAACATCCAGCCAAATGTAACCCTGCATCATGAAATGCTGTTCTAAAGTTCAAGCCTTCTGTATCTGCATGAAAACAATAAGCCGATGCACCAGGCTCGCAGTGATCAACCATGTTCTTAAATGCCTTTAGTAAAAACTGATAGAACTCCTCATTCTTAAGTGAGTCATTCTTAATTTTTAAACCACTTGAACTTGTGAAAGAAACTCCGTAAGGCGGATCGGTCAGAAGCAAGTTTGCTCTTTTACCATCCATGAGTTTGTTGACATCATCTGGATTAGTAGCATCACCGCAAACTAAAACATGGCGTCCAACAATCCAGCGATCTCCATATTCTACAAATGCTGCTTTTTCTAAGGCTTCAGTTAAATCGTAATCGTCATCTTCTATTTCTGCTTCATCGCTTTTGAATAGGTTAGATAGTTCCTTTTCATCAAAACCAGTAAGCGATAAATCAAAACCTAAATCAGATAATCCTTCAAGTTCTACTGCTAATAGTTCTTCATCCCAGCCAGCATCAAGAGCCATTCTGTTATCAGCTATAATGTATGCTTTCTTCTGAGCTTCTGATAAGTCCTCAACAAATACACATGGTACCTCTTTATAACCTTCAGCTTTGGCTGCTGAAAGTCTACCATGTCCAGCTAGTACGTTATATTCCCTATCAATAATCAAAGGATTAATAAAACCAAACTCTCTAAGGGATGATTGAAGCTTCTTAATCTGCTCTTTTGAATGGGTTCTCGCATTGTTAGCGTATGGCACTAAAAGCTCAACATTAACTAGTTTGAATTCCTTTACTGATGTCTTTGCCATTACACTAATCCCCATTCTGCAAATTTCTCAAATCCACCAAGATCACTTATAAACTCACGTGCGATCTCAACTATCTCTGAATAAGGTCTCCCATCGATAATCTCATCGCCTATTGCACATGAGAGTTCAATCGTTGATCCTGTTTCTTGTGCTTTTAAGAAACAATACACATTCAAACTAACGTCTGCTTTGGATAAGTCTTTACCATGAAGCCCACCACCAGTAACAGAATCTGCCATATCAGAACCTAGTTTTCTATTGGTAGCACCTGAGTCAACATCAGTACCACCAGTCCAATCCCCAATAGGATTAATATCTGCATCAGGATAGATTCTTCTCAACTCTTCAGAATTTGCATTACTTTGACAAATAATAAGTCTTGTTCCATCAAGGATATATTTGCCATCACTGCCATACTTATCAAACAACTCTCTGGCAATGCTTGATAACTTCTTTTGTTCAATTGTTAGTGGCACTCCTTTGAAGATACCATTATCCCCGCATCTAATTGTGCCTTTCTGGTTTTCAGCTAGGTGTATATCTTGCGGAACCTCTACATAGTCTATGTCAACATTTCCTGCAATTCTCTCAATGATTGCATTAACTTCATTCACGTCAAGTTGCGTAGATGTTTCAGCAATAACGTGACATTTACCATGACCAATCAAAACTTCAACTGCAATTCTCGGATTTGTATCATTCTTATATGCAAGGTCAACAATTGCACCTGCAATTCGATCCGCAATTTTATCTGGATGGCATGGATTTACTTTTTCATACATTTATTTTCCTCCTCTCATTATTTTCTTGCTTTCAGTAATTTTTCCATCATTAAATCCTGTGGATCAAGTTCGTCAATTTCAGCTGATCCGTTGTCTTGAATGATTGAATAAATCTGATACCATATTTGGTTCACTTGTTTCATATATGCCTGTGACATTGAAACATATGGACTTGCGATTGCATTTCCTGTTGTTGGATGTTTTGCAAGCATACCAAATTCTGATATTGCTTCTTCACATTGAATCCAACGAGATACACTCATCGCATACTGTTCGATTAATTGATTACCAACCAGCGTTTCGCAGCCACGTTTCTTAAGCCACAAATAAGTGGTTTTGAAAATGTCCTGAGCATATAAGTCTTTTCCATTTTTTTGCTTTGCTTTTAAATAATCTTTAATCGGTGGAACTTCGACTCCTTCAATTTCATCGGGTGTAATAAAATCCGACATGTCATCGAAAGTTGTAGTTAACACTTCCACCTTTTTCTTGTTTGTAGGTTTCTTTCCACTACCTATTCTTGCACCACCTCTAGCAGTACCGTCCTTTGCCATCGGTTAATACCCCCTTTGAAATGAAAAAAATTCGCACGAAACCCCACGCTCGGTGTCGAAGCTAAAGTTTGTCAAGATGCTTACCGCCCCTACCCCATAAGTGCACCCATGTTTTTTGATTCACGATGTCACTGATATGTCGTTGAGAAACAAAAAAGGCATCTGCAATTTCCTTTTGCAAATACCCTAATTTATATAGTTGAACAATAGCATAAATATCTGTTGTGTGCAATTTTGCCCCATTACTTTTGCCACCTTTTCTTAAGCAAGCAGCTGTTCCATGTCTAATTTCATCTTGAACGTTCTCCTGTCGTGTTCCCCAACATAGATTCTTCAGATGATTGTCTAAGCAATTTCCATTTAAATGTCTGCATTCCATTCCCGCAGGTTTATCGCCAACAAAAGCTAATAGAACTGCTGTATGTACATTGATACTTTTTTTTCTGGAAGGGCAACCATCTTTTATTAAATTTACTCGTAAATAGCCTTTTGTATCTAACCTTTGAGGTTTCTCTTTCACCGTACCATTTTTAAAAGAATAAATTAAACCTTCATCTGTAGCATAATAGCCAGAATATCCTGGTATCTCCTTCATAATCAACTGCGATCACCAATCTCATAATGGATCTTGGTGTGACAACTTTGACATAGTGCCATAAGATTACTGAACTGATTTGTACCACCACGAGAAAGAGGTACGATGTGATGAACCTCTTCAACAGGTGTGATTCTTCCTTCCTTTAAACATCTCTCACAAAGTGGATGCTTCTTTACATACAACCCACGTATACGTTTCCAGTTGTTA